AAGGCGCTAAAGAAAAGATACGTAGTGTATATGAAGGTGCTAAAGAAAAGGTAAGTGCTACTAAAGAAAAAGTAGGTAGTGTATATGAAGGCGCTAAAGAAAAAGTAGGTAGTGTATATGAAGGTGCTAAAGAAAAAGTAGGTAGTGTATATGAAGGCGCTAAAGAAAAAGTAGGTAGTGTATATGAAGGTGCTAAAGAAAAAGTAGGTAGTGTATATGAAGGTGCTAAAGAAAAAGTAAGTGCTACTAAAGAAAAAGTCGGTAGTGTATATGAAGGTGCTAAAGAAAAGGTAAGTAGTGTATATGAAGGTGCTAAAGAAAAAATAGAAGGTGTTATTGAGTCATTAATATCTGTAGTAGGTAGTATATTTAATTGGATAGGTACGTTAAAAGATAAACTTAATAATGCACTAGAAAGCGCTAAAGAAAAAGTAGGTAGTGCTTACGAAGGCGCAAAGAAAAGCGTAAGCGGTAAATATACCGATACTAAAGCAGCTGTAGGTAGTGTATATGAAGGCGCAAAGAAAAGCGTAAGCGGTACATATACCGATACTAAAGCAGCTGTAGGTAGTGTATATGAAGGCGCAAAGAAAAGCGTAAGCGGTAAATATACCGATACTAAAGCAGCTGTAGGTAGTGTATATGAAGGCGCTAAAGAAAAAGTAAGTGATACTAAAGAAAAAGTAGGTAGTATATATGAAGGCGCAAAGAAAAGCGTAACTAATGAACCAACTATTGAAATGCAGCCACCTAAGACAGAAAAGTTGTCAGTTGAAGTACAAGTAGGTGCGGCTCCTGTTATTGCTAAAGAAAAAGCAAAAGAAGAAGATAACGTAGCGCAAAATGATCTTTTACTAACACAGAATGGTATTTTGTTGGAATTACTTAATACAGCGAAGCAGCAATTATTGGTATTACGTAAACCGTCTGAACCTGTTATAGTTAATGCCGGGGGATCTACATCAAATACAACTAATCTTAATAATGCATTCAGCACATCGAAGCGTGATAGTAGAAGTATGCTCGCTGATTCACCATATTCCTTTAATGCGAATATAAGTATTGCTTAAATAATATTATGGCTGAGACAAATATAGTAGAAAACTGTAAGTGGACACTATCTACAGAAAAGAGCTACTTAAAAAAAGCTCCACGTATATATGTTAGATCTAGCGAAATTAAAGATAATGACTTAATAAATGCGACGGAAGCATTCCTCAATAGTGTGGGAACCGGCAAAGGTATAGACTATTATAAGAAAATGCATAAGCTAGAAAACACAGAAGATTGGCAATTTCCGTTTTTTAGTGATGAAGTTCGTGGATTTACAAATAACTGGGCTGATACGTATGTAGGTTCAACAAACGGTAGTCAAATTGCTGGTGGTGAGCTATTAGGGAATATAAAAGATGTTGCCAGTAATATAGCTGCAACCGTTGGCGCCTTTAACGCTATTGCATCTAGACAAGCTGGTTCATTATTTGAACCACCTAAATTTTATCAGTATGCTGCTAACGATAATGCTGTAACATTAGAGTTTACTTTAATAAATACAGATGAAGAAGAAGATTATAAGAAGCACTACGAAGTCGTAAAAAAACTAATTACAGATAATAGATTTCAACGCGAATCTGGTATGATAGCCATACCACCTAGAGTACACGAGGTTCTTGTTCCAGGTTATAGATTTATACAATATGCGTCATGCAATGTTAGTGTTAATTTATTAGGTCGTAGAGAGTTAAAAGAAGGCCTGATTGTACCAGAAGGGTATAGGGTAAATCTTACATATACTTCACTCTATACCGAACCAGCGGAGTATAAAGACAAATACACACGTAACTAAAATATGAGTATCCAAGGATTATATCAAAATAATGTTCCAGGTCTTGCTAAGTTAAAACTACAGCATTATGAACGAATATTTAAAGTTTTTGATATAGAATCAACAGGTAAAAAGTTTTTCTTTTATAATATACTACGTAAAATAGAATTTCCTGATAATATCGATCCTAATATAATTAAATACCACAATATGGAAATTAGTAAGCCGTTGACTACAATATCATATGATATCTATGGTGATTTACGTCTGTGGTGGTTAATCTTTTTATTAAACAAAGCAGTTATAGGTAGTAATTTATTTATTATACCTGCTGGTGTTCAGTTAAAATTTATTAAACCGGAGTTTCTCGAAACTGTTTTCATTCAAATAACTAACCTTTCTATTTTAAATGGCAGACACTACTAGAATTAATGGTGCAGAGTATGAGTATGAGTACAAACTATTCAACGACGATAATGAACTTAAACTTAGAGATACTGCGGTAGTTGGTTTTGATATATGTGATAATATATTTAATCCATTTGCTGATGGTTATATAACCTTAATGAATTCTTATAATTACGTTGAAAAAGAATTCGCTATGCGTGGAGACGGAAGTGATAAATTTCAAATTAAGCTTAAACCTAAACAAGACGCTAACGGTGATGATCTTGAGTATATATTTAATATAGTATCTGAACAGAACTATATTGATGATGCTACACAATCAAAAAACAGAAAAACATATATATTACAACATGTAGATATGGTTTCTATGAAAGAAATGTTTCCACACGAGAGGAGATATCACGGCAAGGCAGGTAAAATTATTGAAGATATTTTAGTACAAGTCGGACTAAGTCCAGGTGAAATAGATCCTGGCGATTTAATAATTAAAGAATTTCCTGAGTATATTATACCTACACTATCGTATAGGTATATAGATGTATTGTTTTATGTTTTACAGTATTATTATAAAAGGACAGGCGAAATATACGAGCGTGGATTTTTATGCTATGATAGAAAAAAGAAAGTATACAATTTGAAGCTTTTATACTCAGACTTTTTTGGAAAATATAAAAGCTTGATTAAGGAAAGTTTTAATTGCGGAGACCTCGTGTCAGAACCAAACTCTAATCCTAACAATCCACCACCAAAGGGAGACGTAAAAACGTTTACAGGTAATGTAGTAAGTACAAACGTAACATCAGCAGGTACAGTTATATCTAACACTTTCTTCATAAATGCACTTATCACAGGCTACGATCACATACTTGGTACATCTCGCACGAAAAAGTTACGTGTTGATGAAGTACGTGAGCTTTGGGCTGAAAACTTCGTTCAAATTTTCTCTGCTGTCGGCGGACAGCCAGTTAAGCATGTATTATTAACTGATAGAAAAAAATCAGATGAATATAAGTTATTCAGATTACCATTTAGTTATAAAGATAATATAAATATAGTGTTTGCTGATTTAATTACTAATTTTACTTTATACAACTTACAATTAAATATCAACGTTGTCGGAGATGTTAGTAGGCAATCTGGCAGCTTTATAAATATATTTAAACTAAAAGAAGATGGAGAATCTAACGGTGACGCTATAATGTTAGGTAGTTGGTTTGTTACCTCTGTACGACATATCAAAATAGGAAATACTTATAGAAATGAAATTCTCGGTGTAAAGACTTATGCCGGTCCTGACTTTAGCGATTCAGATGCTACTATATAAACTAAAAAATAATGTTTAAACTAAAAAATGATATTGAAAAACTACGTGCAGTATTAACCACTGCGGCGCAAACTAACGATTTAATTCAAAATCTAAGTGATTTTTGTAGATCTGATGAAACAGATTTGTTGTTAATGGAAAATTTTAAAAAGATGTTCCAGTTTGGTTTAAATCAATTTAATAAATTCGTCAGCTTATTACCAACAGCAACTGAGGTATATACTAAATTGTACTTTGTAGCTCAGACTCTTAACGGACCATTTAGAGAATATGCATTAAATTTAGTCGACGAAGATAAACCTCTTTGGAAAAAAGCACCTGACATATTGGGAGTAAACGGCAATGTAAACAGATCCCAGCTTGCTACTCCTATCTGGGTCTCACCGGCGCCGCCAGACGGTTCATCCGGTCAGGACGAAACAGTTGATGGACAAGAGTTGCCCGTTAATATGAATATTGTTACACGTACTAAGCTTCCAAAGTTTATGCGTGATAATATAGAAGGTATTACTTATATTAGCGGTGTTATGAGTAGTTCTAGTGTTTACGGTACTATATATGTGGATCAGACTCTACCGTGTGTTGACAAAAGATCTGCTGAAAGAGGTGATGAATCTACTTTAAATCAGTGGAGTCCTCCTCATGGCCTATATATGGCTAGTGATGTAGCTCGTTGGCAAGCTTCGTCTTCTGCTAAGAGTAGTATAGAACGTAGTGTTCAAAGTTATAACGGTGGATTAGATCATGAACTATATGAGTTTAGGAAGTTTTATAATCCGTATAAGGATAATGAGAGTGAAGTTGATCGTTATGAAGTTCAGCGTAAGGTGGAGTATGAATACTATAAGCTTGATGAAGAGGCTCCTAGCGACGAAGATGTTATCGAACTAAGGACTAAGACTATTAAGACAGATTTATACGGTAATACATATGACAGCGACGAGGCAAAAAGTTGGAACTTTCTAACCGAGGATTTAGACGAGGAACCCGTGAACTTACAGCAATATACGGTCCGGGGTAGGTTGGGAGATACAGAGAAATTAGAAGATGATGATCAACCTGAATATGATAAGACAAAGCCTAGTCCAGATCAAGACTAAACGTCAATAGGCGTCTCAGCCTTATCAGCTTTACCCATTAATTCTTTCATTATTTCTTTACGAGATAATAAGTGAGTAATATTATCTTGTGTGTTCAGTTGCTCTCTAGATACAATATCCATTTGCTTAATATCTCTTGTAGTCTTATTTTTCTCGAGAGAAATATAGATCTTATTAAGGCATTCCATACTAGCTGATGAGGCTTTAAGTAATTCAGCAAAAGCAGCCACATCTTTAGCGTCAGGTGCTGAAGATATATATGCTTGAACATCATCAATAATATCAAGTGACTTCATTATAAGTTTACCAGAGTTTTTAATAATAAAGTCTTCTAGTTTTTCTTTAGTAAGCTCATCTTCCGGCTCTTTTTTAGATAAAGCTGTTGTACCTTTCAATTGGGTAATTATATCACCTACAATAAAGTCTAGATCTTCTTCCATTGTAGTTATTTAATCTTGATTTCAAGTTATCAAGTCATATAATTATAGTATGACCGTTAATATGAATAATAAAATTAATGATGCGACGCTTAAGTTTAAGCGTGTTCATCCAGCTGCTAAGCTACCCACTAAGAATAATTCTTCCGACACGGGATACGATGTCTCAGCAGTGGAAACCACGGTAATTCCAGCGCGTGGTAGTGCTGTTGTTGATGTAGGACTTGTTTTAGCATATATTACACCAGGTTTTTGGTTTCGAGTAGAAGGTAGAAGTGGTATGGGGTTCAAATACGGTATTCAACCGCACTTCGGCATTATTGATAACCAGTATCGCGGTGAGCTTGGTGTAAAATTGTATAATCAAACAGATACAGATTACACAGTAACGATTGGTGACCGTATTGCGCAGTTTGTAGTTTATAAAAACTACAAAACTCTTATTGAAGAAGGTGAAATTGAGGATACTATTAGAGGAGATAAGGGATTTGGCTCTTCCGGTAACTAATATATTATGATTGATTTTCAAAACAACGTGGAGTACGCATAATAGATATAAAAGAACATGGACGGTAATTTCGATATAAAAGGTATTTGGTGCGAACGGTATAGACCTCATAAACTCGATGATCTGATTCTATCAGATAGAACTCGTGAAATTGTACAGGGGTATACTGATGAGATTCCGAATCTACTGTTTGTGGGTACACCTGGCACAGGTAAAACGACTCTAGCTCGTATTATTGTAAATGATTTACTTAAATGTAACTTTTTGTACATTAATGCATCTGATGAGTCAGGTATTGATACTATTCGCCATAAAGTAACCAGCTTTTCTCAGACTAAGTCGTTTGACGGTAAGGTAAAAGTAGTTATTCTTGACGAGTGCGATGGATTAACTGCACAAGCACAAGCAGCTCTACGTAATACAATGGAGTCGTTTGCTAAGTATACACGGTTTATCTTAACTGCTAACCACAAGCATAAGATCATACCTGCTTTACAATCGAGATGTCAATCCTTGGATATTAAACCTACTATTGAAGATGCTGTAAAGAGATGTTACAATATTCTTAAGTCAGAGGGTATCGAGATTGATGAGCTTCAAAAGAAAAAGTTTGTCGAGCTTGTTAAAGCTAACTTCCCTGATCTTCGTAAGACTATTAACGAGATTCAGAAGAACTGTATCAATAATACCCTATGTATCACTAATATTAGTGTAGATAATGAGCTACTGACTCAAATATTCAACGATATTAGTAATAAGCGAACTCTAGAGCTTCGCAGATTCTTAATTGAAAATGAAGAGAGATTCTATGGTGATTATGATAGTCTCCTGCGCAGCTTTCTTAACTATATCTATACATCAAGTGTAAGCGATAACAAAAAGAAAGAGATGATTGCGGTTATCGCAGATCATCTCTATAAAAGTGTTTTCGTTTTAGATAAAGAAATTAACTTCTTTGCTTGTACGATTCAACTTGAACGTAACTAATTAGTTATTTATATTTTTGAAGACCTTTAAGGTACTCATGGGTTTGAGCATTTACAGCTGATGATGGTGAGGCTGACTTACTAGGTAAAGTGGTATTGGCTGTAGGTAAGCTAAGATTTGTATCAGATAGTTTACCATCACCTCTATCTGTTTTTCTTGAAATATTATCCTGCTTTTCGAGCTTTTTTGGCTTAATATTAATATTACTCTTTCTCTTAACACTATCAGGAATGGCAGCAAGACCTGGATATGGTGATTCAGGTTGACCGAGTGAAGGGGAAACCTTTATGTAGTGTGAGAATCTACCACCAGTATTATCTAGAGCTATCGTTAATTCAACATCAGAAGAAGCTGTTTCTGGCGCGCCTGGGTATCGTTGACCTGTGGTATCATTAATACCAACCACTCTGATATGTAGACCAGAGTCAAGCATATCATCAATCGCATCCTTTAGATTTTGTCCTAATTCTTTATAATCGTCAGAGGATTTGAAGTTTTTATTAAATTTAAAAATATCTCCTATTTGAAATCCACCACGTTCGAATCTTCGTAGATAATTTTCAACGAGCGTTAAATACTTATTTGCCATGTATTTATTTATGTCTCTAATAAATATTTACATGGAATTTGATATATTAGTTGAACAAATACTCGAGGAAGCTGGTGGTACTTGTACAAAAGTTACAGGTCAGCAGTCCTCGTCACGTAAAGATAAAAAGTATATGAGATGCGTAAAAACAAAAACAGGGTATAAGCGTGTACATTATGGCGATCCGAAGCTGCGTATTAAGAAATCAAATCCAAAGAAACGTAAAGCTTTTAGAGCTAGACATAAATGTTCTTCTGCTAAACCTGGAACTGCTCGTTATTTTTCTTGTAAGAATTGGTGACATTACTCTTTAATATAACATAATAAATAATTATATGCCTTATAAAAGAGTAGGAAAGTGTGTATACCTTAAAGATACAGGTAAAAAAGTGGGTTGCTCTAAAACAATTGAAAAGGCTAAGAAATATTTAACTACACTTAACATAAAGGCTTCAGAAGAAGAAACATTTAATGAATGTGTTAGGCAGGCGTTGCAGCTGTATAGTGTCATAGAAGAAACTAGTACATAAATAATTAATGTGATTAGTTTAAAGTTAACAGACATAGCTATAACAAAAGAGCAGGAAGCTAACTTAAAAAGAAGTTATCTTTATAAGGACGTTATACTCGATTTAAAACAAGATGTATGGCATACTAATGCGATTAATAGAAACATAGCACTTAACGATATTCAGGCGTTTTATGATATTGAAGCTGTTAAAAATAGTATTGCTAACTGCTTTCTTACATCACCTGGGCAACGAATATTATACCCTGAATATGGTATTGACTTACGACGATTTTTGTTTTCGCCTATATCAGACGGAACTGCATACTTTATAACACGTACAATAGAGGATTCGTTGCCTATTTTTGAACCAAGAATAGAGGTAGTTAATGTTAGAGTTGTACCTGATGAAGATAATAATCAATATGATGTATTTCTACAAATAAATGTACCTTCACTTGATATTTTTGGTCTAATACTTAAAAACTACTTAAATAGTAATGGATACTTTTAATTATGCCAACGCCCAGTAATTACATTGAATACAACTTACCTCAGGACGCATATATTGCTTTCGATGCTTTAACTCTAAAGGACTTTATCAATAAACGTCTTACAGATGAAGGCACATTTTCTGATCAGATATACGAAGGTAGTAACCTCGCATCCATAGTTGAAATAATAGCGTATTCATATCATGTATTAATGTTTTACTTGAATACAACTGCATCAGAATCTACCTTTAGTCAAGCATCACTGTATGAAAATATGAACAAGATTGTAAATCTTGTTGGGTATAAACCTACAGGTAGACAGACATCAATATGCTCAATAAATGCTACTGCTAATGCAGAACTAGGCACTGGTAGTTATCTTTTGCGGCGGTTTTCGTTTTTTAATGTTAATGATGTTCAATACACTACGTTAAGAGACTATGCTTTTTCAAAAACAACAGCAGAAACAGAAAGTATTGTAACTTTAAACAATAACGTTGTTCTTTATCAGGGTTTATTACAACAATATCCTGTATATACAGCAAGCGGCGAAGAATATGAGACACTACCTATTGTTGTTAAAAATACTGTAGATTTAACTACAGAAAAGTTTATATCAAGTGGATCTATTAGTGTATTTGTAAAAGAAGCAGCAAGTCAAAAATATTACGAATATAAAGAGTCAGCAAACTTATATTTAAATGAAGGAGCTGACAGGGTTTGTGATATAAGATTGAATGAAAACGGTAATTATGAGGTTAAGTTTGGTAATAATATCTTTGGTAAGCAGTTACAAGAAGGCGACGAGGTCGTAGTGTACTATATAATGAGTAGTAATATTGCTGGTATCATCTCTAGTGGTGCGATTGCAGGTAAACGTATTAACACTTATAATACTTTACTTTTTAACCAGATATACAATGATATAAAAGATATCAATGCACCGACAATTATTAGTTCAGTAAATAATCAATATTTATCATTTACAAATTTAAACAACTCTACCTTAATAGGTGATAGTGAATCAGTTGATAATATTCGTAAAAATACACCGCAATTCGTATCATCAAATTTAAGATTAGTAACTTCTAGAGATTATAAATCATTTCTACAAAAAAATCTTAATAAGATAGTGCAATCCATTTACATCGCTTCAAATGATGAATTTTTAAATGAATATATCGACTATTTTTACAGAATAAGTGTTGATCCGTATAAGGTTAATAGAATTTTATTAAATCAGGTTAATTTTGCAGATAGTTGCGACTTTAATAACGTTAATGTATTTTGTGTACCGTCATATCAACCTCTTTATGACGATCAAATACCTGAGTATGTACCCACAGCATTTAATAATCTTATCGTTGATTTAACTCGTGATAGTAAAATTATTGGTGCTGAAGTAGTGCCGCGTGATCCTGTATATATTGCTTTCAAGCTGGGTATCTCTAATAGAAAAGATCTTACTAATACCATAGCTAATGACTGTAAACTTGTTATTACGCGTGATAGAAATAATAATGTTCTACCTGAAACAATAAAAGGTAGAGTTTTACAGGTAATAATGAATTTCTTTAATCCTATAAATAACGAACTGGGACAACCTATAGGTATTAATAAACTAATATCTGACATTATTAGTGTAGTTGGTGTTAAAAGCATTAAAACGGTTAATACAATAGAAAATATTACTTATGAAGGAATCTCCTTTATCGCCTGGAATCCTCTCTTCCCTGAAGAAGATACCTCCATTATTAATCAAGATACAAATTTTTCTTTTTTTAAGTATCCATTCTTGATGTATCCGCAAAGCCTAAGTAACTTTATTGAAGTAATAGATGAGTAATAATTACCCCATTGATTTTAGTGTAACAGATTATCAAGGTAGTATTACAACATTATCCTCTTATAATCTACCTATAACACCGTTAACTTTTGCGGTAAGTGGCGTAGTACCTATTATAGGAGATAGAACAACACTTATATGGGATTTCGGTGATGGTACACGGCAAGAGAGCGCAAACCCCGACCATATCTACAGTATAGCGGGACTATATACAGTAAAATTAACTTTGTATGACTGTTATAATCAAGGTGTTATATCTTCTATAACTAAGGATATTCAAATAGTTAACTTTATTAATGATACGTTTAGTGTTACGATTTCCGGTACAGCATTATCAAGTTACTCTGGTAGTTTAACTCAACCCATAGTAATATCGCAGACCGTACCGTATAATTATACTAATAATACAATTAGATATTCAGTTACAAACTCTAATACCGTTAATTATTTTTACCTTCCCTCAGATAAATATAATCACTTAAGACGATATAATACTTTATTACAATTTACATATAGTGGTGGTTATATAAATAACCCGTTTGAAGTAGATACAATTAATCTGAGTCTTTCACCTATATATGTTAAACTAAGTGGTAGTAGTATAATACCAGCTAATATAGATGAACCAACGGCAACAATAGCTGGGTATTCTAGTTTACCGACGTCATTTTATTATAAAGACGATTCTACTAGCCTTTCCGCATATAAATTAACCTTTAATAGGGTAGTTTCAGACGTTAGTAACACCTTAAATATTACACTTACGGGTAGTGTGCAAACTAATTCTGTATTAAATCTTAGTGTTAGTTCTGGAGCTATTACGATTACATCAAATGGAGAAGATGGTGATATACAGACAATCGGCTACTTTAACGCTTTTAATATAAGCCCCTTTAAATTGGAAAACACATCAATTCCGTTCGTCGCGTGTGTTCGTGGTACATATAATTGTCGCCTAAAAAGTATACGCAATGTATCATTCGGTCTTAGCAGCAATAATGAAGATACCTTAGCTGTATCTATATACAAAGTTAATGAGGGAGGTGATCTATCCTTAATGAGCACTACTGACTACAATATATCTAGTATACCTCTACCAGATACAGCTGGATGTATTCGCTGCAGTGTGGAGTTTATCAATATTAAAGAACCTACTCAAGTTCAAATTTTTGTAAGTGGTAACAAGATCGGAATAGTATCTGAAAATATACAAGTTAGTGGCTACTCGAGTATTTTTACTGTTTATCCTAAAGATTACTATCAGGTTTATAAAAAGAATGAGAATTTTAACTCAGAAGAGATGTTTAAAAGTCTTAGACTACAAGAATCTCTTCAAGATAAAGATATTTTCTTCGAGAAGTTCCTTGGGACTATTTTTGGAGGCCACGACCCAGACTTAAACGCGCTAGGTAAGAAAGTTTATGAGCGTATAGCTAATTTTGTAGATAATAATACTAATATTAATACTTTAGAGATCTTAAAGCTTGTATCTACAAGTAATATGTTAGATGCAAGTCCTATAATTTACAGTAGCAGTCTATTTAACGTTCCTGATAAAATTCAACGTCTGCTAGGTTTAATATCTATTAATAAAAATACGTTGTTTGGTGTAAAGAATGCATTTGCAGAAAATTTCGATACAAAAGGACACATAGATAAGGATATATATGGTATTAATCTCGGCGATGAAATTGATCCGTATACCTATCTAATAAATAGGTATAGTGAGCCGTATCTGGTTGCGTATGAAAAGTTTAGTAAGCGTTATATATTACTTAATGCCTTTCAACCACCACATTTCTATGCAGAGTTATTAACAGAGGATAATATAATCTTACTCACGGAAGATGGTAATGAGCTTGTTGTCGAAATTCCGTATGTAGTAGCAGATTATGACGATACATGGGGCTGGCCTCTCGTCTTACCTAATGACTATACATCATCAGATATAACTAAATATTATAAATTTTACAGGTATAATAATACACTAGCCTCTAATATTGTTGGTAGTGTTATTGATTTTAATGTAGGTACTTTAAGCAGTAATACATCGCGATATGATTTAGTTATGGATAATGGTATTTACGAAAAAATAGTTCTAAACACACTATATCAATCACTGTCTTTAACTAAATAGATATGATGAATTCGCACTTTAACTCGAAGTATCCTCCTGTACCATACTCTATAACTAATTTAGAGTTTAGTAAGGATACCGTGAGAGACAATGCTTCGCCTTTTAGTTTACTTGAATTTATAAAAACTGTAAGTAAGTTAACAGATTCTGCTAATATTACAGACTTTTATAACGATTATATCATATTATGGAATAAAAAAAAGCAGCTAAATAATATTGATACAAAGATTTTTTTCGTTAACCAGTGTACTGAGTTTATAAAAGATATTGCACTTAAGTACAGTACGGAGGCAGAGCGAAAGTTCTTATCATCAGTTGACTATACTGATAAGTATGATTTGGATATTGTACTTTCCTTTATTAGTAGAAAGATAAAGGAAATTGCTATATATTATAGCAAGGTACGTGAGGATGTTAAGCATGAATCTACCCGAAAAAAGCTTAAATCATCTAGTAAAGGTATTGCTATTGCTATAAAAGAGAAAATAGTAGAGTTTTTCAAAAAGAAAGATGTAGTAGGTTACGATATTAATGAAAATATACAAAAAATTAATATAAATATTGACGAGCTGTATGACGCTGGAGCAGCATATTTAGATAAACCGCCGGCTCCTTATATTTATGATAACGCTGATAGAGACTATACTCTAGATATATTTCTCGAATCAAATGAAGACTTATTATCTCTAGTTTACCAAAATATACCTATAGCGTTACAACAGTATCGAGAGGAAGGTCAGATTTTTGATAACAAGCGAAGCCTTACAACAAAATATATGGGGTCAGATTTCTATTTTTTATCTGCCGTGCCTGTATATGGTCGAAAACCTACCAGTAGTGATGGAACGCTTGCACGTGGACAAATACAAGCACCTATTAAAACTATATCGAAGTTTGAACCGATTATAGGTTGGGATTGTATTACAAAAGATGGTAAAAAAGTATGTGTAGAAGCTGTTGGTGGAGTTTATACAACAGAACAGAAATGTAAAGCTGTTTGTAATACTACTCTAAAATATGGCTGGAATTGCGTTACTGTAAACGGAATAAAAGGTTGTACGAGGGTTATTAATGGTGTTCATGCAACAGAAAAAGCATGTAAAACTGCTTGTAAAACTACCATAAACTATGGCTGGAATTGTATTATAAGAGGTAGTTCACGACGATGTACTAGAGCTATTAACGGAACTTATGAAACAATAGAGCAGTGTCAGGCTGTCTGCCAACCACCGCCGACGACGAGACCACCGCCGACGACGAGACCACCGCCGACGACGCCACCGCCACCGCCTGGTTACGGCTACGATTGTATTAGAGGGCAATGTATTCTTCAACGAAATGGAAAATATAAAACACTAGAGGAGTGTGCGCCGACTTGTGGTACGACGAGACCACCACCGACGCCGCCGCCTAAGTTTGGCTTCAATTGTATTACAACCAATGGTTTACAGCGATGTATTAGAGCTATTAACGGAACTTATGAAACAATAGATCAGTGTCAGGCTGTTTGCAAGACACCGCCGCCGGGTTTTGGCTTCAATTGTATTAGAGGTAAATGTACCCTTCAGCGAAGCGGAAAATATTCCACAATAGAGGCGTGTCAAGAGAATTGTGTGTCGACGACGAGACCGCCGACGACGAGACCGCCGACGACGCCACCGCCGTTTGGCTACAGTTGTAAAACTCAATATCAGCCAGACGGGTTTATTAAAAAATCTTGTATATATGAGGAACGTGGACGATATAAAACGTCATCCGCGTGTGAAGCCTCGTGTAAAGACAACACCACGAGGCCTCCTACGACACCACCTGGCGGTTTTGGTTACAATTGTATCACCGCCGGAACCGTGGCGAGGTGCCAACGGGTTAAAGGTGGAGCATCTGCAACTTTAGAACAATGTCAGGAAAACTGTAAAGTGACGACGAGGCCGCCGACGACGACGAAAAAACCGCCATGTCGAAAGACTCCTTCATATGTCTGTTCATCTATAGGTACGTGTGTTGTGAAATTGTTGTGCTCGCCTCCTCTTTCTTCATTTGGAACTATGGAGGAGTGTATGGCAACTTGCACGACGCAACCACCCACGACGAGGCCGCCGGGCGATCCGCCGACGCCCCCGCCGGGCCGAACTTATGAATGCTTTGAAGGAAGATGTAGATCTTCTGAAGGTGGAGTATCTTTGAGGGTATGCGCAACAAATTGTAAACCGACGACGAGGCGGCCGCCAGACGACGATGATCCACCGCAGCCTCCGGACCCACCGGGCCCACCGACGACGAAGGAGCCTAAGCTAAGTTGGAGATGTATGAGAGGTGGCGAAGCACCTGTATGTACGGGCTTTAAATTTGGAGATCGTATACCTCTTGAAGCTGTAAGGTCTATATACAACTCAGAACAGAACTGCAAGAACAGCTGTCGTATGTATTGGGTTTGCCGCGGTACGAATAACCGACGGGTAGATCGAATAATAGATTCAGTTGAAGCAGTAGATCCGAGATCGTATAGAGGAGGTCGATATCAATCAGAAGAGGAGGCAGCGTTGACCTGTAAACTAGGGTCTTGGAAATGTGAGCAGCGGACGTCTACCGTCACCAACACGGTGCCGATAGACGAAGGCGCTGTACCTCCTAATCAAGATAACACTATCAGTACGATTAGTCAGATGGCAATACATACTATACCCCGTTGCTTTATGGTATTAAACGGTGAATTTAGTTCTGCCGGGGCGTGTATGCAGTCAAGTTGCTTTGGTTCTCCAGCTGATACAGAATATGAATATTTGCATTGCGGGGATGAGAACCAGGAGTGGCCGTATAACGATAGTGGCCTGTCGTGTACTACATGTAATCCTTGCGCTTTAAGAGTAAGAGCACAAATAAGTGAGATATTCGTATCTGACTTAGCCATTGAGTATGATACACTTATAGAATTAACCAATTACACTTCTCGAGGTGGTCCTTGCGGCGTCGCCGCAAACTGGTCCTATAATGGTGTAAGAGCTAATGGTTCGGGACAACTTGCACCTGGTGGGTCTAATCTAACACCTAATGGAGTTGGTAATTATCATATAAAAACCTGGTCGACGCGAGATGGAGGCGCCTTTGGCCTCGAGGGTAATGACAAAAACGTGAACGTAGTACCAACATCAATCACGGTTGACTGGCAAGGTGATGCCGGGGCTGGGTCTTGCGTGGTACCGTTACCACAAATGGAATATATTATACCATGGTCACCCAACACGTTTGACCAAGATCCTCTCGACGGGACCGCCGAAGACGTGGCGGATCTTAAAAACAAGTTAAGGTTTGGTTAAGGCTTTAACTATTATCAAATGTATGTTTTAACTTAAATATTATTAATGGACTCACCACCTTATTTACTCGTGGATTATGAACTATCTAAGTATAGTATAGTAACCTCTTCTCGAACCGTTGATTTTATAAGCGGTTATTTGTTTCCATATAACGGTGATATTGTTCTTGCTACTTTTGATTATGGAGACGGTACTGTTGAAACTGTTGAAGGCGGTGCATTAAAAGTTGATCAAACTTCTGAATTGATATCTAAGGTTCCTAATTTCTTTCCCAATTGGCGTAATAGTGAGTCAGAAAATGCAGGATGCTGCGTACCAAAATTTAAAGCAAGTCATACATATCTTAAAGATGGTATATATGTTATTAACACAACGCTAGTCAGTGAAGCTGGTGTACAGTATATTGGTCTGTCATATGAAATAGAAGTAATCGCAAGTAATTATGTTAATCTATACGATAACTTTGTTGACATAGATAGTCAATACAGTTATACCTCGGACGAGGATATAATAGGTTATGATAATGAGTTTTACCCTCCTTATGTAAGAGTAAATCCCCTCACGAACTTAACATCACTGCCACTATCTTTTTCTGTCAATTTATTCGGGGTTACTGGTAGAGTAATTGATTATGTACTATGGGACATGGGAGACGGTACCAAGCTATTTAAGGCAGGAGCTCAACCTTTTAATTATGATTTTTATAAATTACCAAAAGCTGATAATATTATCACTACTATCGCAACAGTATATTTTACTGGCGACGATGGTATAAAATATAAGTTTAATGTGACGGATTATAACATACTTAACTTTATTGCAGCAATTGGTAAGAGTGACGAGTTTACAGAATCAGATAACCTTCGCTCATTTACGATGTATCCTGCTTATAGTTATAGTTTACCTGTTATAACTTCATTTTATCATGAGGTTACGCCTAATTTAAAGTATATTATTAGCAATTATGATGATGGTAGTTATGATATCACCCCTGTTAATTATAATTATGCTCTGCCTAACGAAATACAAATACAGGCTATAGAACATGAATACACCTTTGTTGCTAACTATAGATTTCAACCACGATGCATTTATGTATATGAGAATACTGATGATGGCTCCATCTATTATAACTACGCAGCTCTTAAAACAAATTTATTTTATGATTTAGCAGTTATTAATAATGAGGCTAACTTTCTTTTGGAACCTATTGATAGTAGTACTAATTATAGAAAGTATAATAATCTATCGACTTTAGTTATATATCCATCTTTATCAACAGATACAGGTAGTGCGTACTTAACTACGTCGCTACATGTTGGTATAACAGAAAATAATATTCTAACGTTTGATAAAATAATCTGGTCTATAGGTGAAACAGAGATAGTACAGGATAAAAACACTTCCTTTAATTTTGGTACAATATCGTTTGAGATTATTACATCTATAACCGACCTTCAAATAAGAGCAGAGTTGTATTACGGATCATCAGTAGGTTTATCATTTTACGGTCAGTATACAACAGGAGGATTTGATATATTAGGTGTTGATGATAGTATACAATTTAACGTCGACCAATCACAGACTTTTACTCCGGTGCTGAATATTACATATAATAGCATACTACCCACAGCTATAACATATACTGGATTATTACCAACGGGACAACCGCTATCGAAGGAGATAGAAGAAGCAGAATATAATTTAGTTTTTGAAAGTGGTGATCTCTTCTTCTTAGAAAAAGTTGTCATTTTTGATAAACTATTTGAAGCTATAAATCCTGCAGCTAATTTTCTAAATCGAAATAATCCAACCACAGCTACTACATTTTCAAATGATTTAATAACAAAACAATCTATGGGATTCTTTAGAGCTTCGAAGACATCTCTTATTGTTGTTGATCCTGGTATATTTATTTTTCATATTAATAGCGACAACCTTGATTTTTTTACACCAACCTATTTACCTAACCCGTATATATATGGCAGTGAGACTGCAGGCATTGATTTTAAAGTTAATAACAATTACTTTAAGCGTGGCTTAAATTTAGGCTCTGCATCATCAGAACCTATAACCAATAATGCTTGTGTTACTTACAATGGTTATAATGCGAATAATATTTCGATCGATACTTCTGCTGAATCTATTAATCAAAGTGTATACGATTTAAAGCGTGATATATACGGTAACACATTTATTTTATTAGATACTAATTATTATTTTAGATCAAACGTATCAGTAGGCAATACTCAACTACCAACTAATCATTTAACTGCATATAGTATTAACACCTCTAACGACCCAGTAAAATTAACTACATATTCATCTCAACTTACTGCAACGAACAATATTGTTTTACGAAACAATGAGCTAAAGACGCTTTATGTATCTAATACTAATAAAACATTAATGACGTTTGCGTCAGCGTTTGCGTATGGCGCGAGTAAGTATTCAACAAGTGTATGGCGGGAGTTGTCTTCTAATCTAATTAGAAGGTGTGATATAGTATATAATACTATTTTTATCGAAACGCCATCATATTTTGTAATAGATCGAATTGAGAGTGAAAATAATATTTTTATAGATTCTGGTACACCTAACCTTTGGTTTGAGCATACCAGTGCACCGTTTAATAAGATATCAAATAGATATAAGAAGGACAATTTTGTTTATTTTGCTATCTTGAGTGCAGTAGGGGTAAATTCTGCATCAGATACACGCGACTTTACTGTGTTTCCCTTAATATATAAGTTTGACTCTAATACTTTTAGTATCTCACAAATATATCCACTTGAATCTAATACACTAGAATCGATATCTGAATCGTTCAGCTTTAATACAGCCGGTGTACAATATATTGAAGCGTGTACACCACGTATTACATATTTTAGTAAGACAAATACGTTTAATTTATCGTACCTTCTTAAAGATTTGAATAAATCGCCATATCTCGTTAGTGTAAATTTTGAGGTTAACGATGTAGTTACACTAAAGGAAATTAACGGTGTTAAAATTACTGCAGATAATTCAACAGTTATGTTCACTTCAAGTGCAGCATTTAACACTCTTACGTGGCTTTTAACATCAGCTACACCGACTGTAAATTCAGCAGGTTATCTACAATTATAACTATTTTACTACATGAACACTTTCTCTATAACCCTATCCTCTAATACTAGTTCTACCAGTATTACTACAAATGAGGTGTATTTAACGGACTTAACAACATTATATGTAAATCTTACTAATATTAGTATTGAAAATTTGCCTAAAGATATAAGTATCAGTTGGGGTGATGGTAGTATCGTCGAAACATATAGTACTAAATTAACTGATTTCAGTATATTAACTGGTAGTTCTTATAGTCATATATTTTACCCCTCCACAGATACCCTGACAAAAAATATTTCATGTCAGCTTACGGTATCGTATATTAAAAGTTTAGCCTCTTGCACTTTTACAATTCCTGTTACTATAATAGCACCCTCATATTATAATAAGATTAATGATTTAATCTTATTACAGTCAAATATAATAGACGAAAATAATAGTATTCTATTTACGTTTGGATCCGTATCAGATGGAAGCATTATCGAAACTGTTCTTTCTCCATCATAATCTTATATTTGCTAGTGTAATTATAGATTTAAATTAAATACATTTATATATGCTAACGCAACTACCATTATCTGCGATGAGATCAGATGACGTAACTTATAATCTATATAACACTACGCCCTTACAAAGTCGTCTCGTATTAACTGGTGGTGGATCTTTTAATTTTAACAGTTTACTTAAAAATGTTGTAGATGTAAAAACAAAAAATTATAGTATTTTTTACTTAACTGAAAAAAATAATATTAGTGATAAGACTGTCAACCGCACATCTAATATATCTGATAAACTAATATCGACGACGATTGGATATAATAATACTTATGTAACTCTGCTTTGCACGTTGTCAGGTGTGCCTCTACAATTTAAGATTAACCCTTTATATAACCGCTACACATCATATACACTGGCCCTCACAGCTAAATCTGATTTAAATCTGTCCTTTACGATTGATATGTTAGATAGTCAGACGTGTACTGTAAGTTATAATGATAGTGTAGGAACGTTTTATATGGTAGTTAGTAGTGGTGACCTTATAACACTCCAACGAAGTATAAATATAGCACCCGAGGCGAAGGTGTTTACTTATATTTTAGATGGTAATAATATAGTTCTTTTAAAGCAAGTAGGTAGCAATATATTGCAATTTGTAGGCACTGACACAGGAGAGCTTTCTGGTGTATTAATATCTGATTATAACTCTCTAAGTTCTCTTAATATACAAAATCCCTTTTATATAGATCAGTCTATAGCCCTACAAGACTCTAGCTTTGTAAGGTATGTACAGCCCACTACAAGTGTATCAGAATCAAATAAACTGTTTATTGATACTTCTTACAGCTTATCAGGATTACGTAACAATTATCTTTTATATAAGAATCTTTACTCTTTCGCGCAGGATAGCTACGACCTAATAGCTCTTAAAAATCAAGCTTCAGATGTAGGAATGTACACTAAAAGTAATAGCTTAGTATTGTCATCCAGTAACTCACCCTTCGCGTCAGACTTACGTAACTATACAGCTATTTGCAATAATATAGATACACAGGAAGATGAAGGCTTAGAACTATCTTATAATTTCTACAGCAAATCGGTGTTAGTTAGGCCAGGTACCACATACTTTAATACAGAAAAAACTTTTACACCGTTTACTCAATTAAATATTAACGATACAACATTTGTAAAACAAGGATCGTTTGCGGGTATGACTCCGAAGTACGCGGATCGCGTATATAATATAAATACGTCCAATATAGGTACAGAAAAAATTCTACTGTGTACGTGGCTGCATGGTGATATGTATAACGAGCATAAAGTATGGGTTGATAGATATTACTACCCAGATTTAATCTCTAAAGGTCAAGCGTTAACTGGTAAAGCTTTATATAACGAGACGTACAATTCTTTTATAGAGTCGCTTATATATTCTACTACTTCTAGTCTTAGTAATACTTCAAAGAGTCAATATTTTGATAAATTAAGTGATTTTGTATTTACACCAAATACAAGTTATAAGTATGAACGTACTGATTTTAAAGATGATTTATTATTTCTAAATAACGATATTGATAATGTAATAGAGGGATATTATAACGATATTAATAACACGGGGGGGTTTTTCTTAGCATTTGATATTAATAATTATAAGAGTGAAGCAGAATATAATATACGATCTAATTATAATGAGATACCAGGTGGGTTCAATATAACATTTAATTCAACAAATATTACTGTTAAATATAAGTTGTTTAATACTATCACGAGTACACTAAGTGTGTTATCTGCAACAACTGCACTACCACCATCGACCAAGTCTTCAGTATCACTCAACATAAATGCTATTACAGGTAATTTTAAATTTTTTGTTGATAGTAGATTAATAAGTAGTCAGGATTTTTATCCAGCGCAGTATAGGCGATTAGTGTACGGTGATTTTTTGGCTAACTCTACAGCCTTAACTAATGTAAATGCTCAATTTCAAGTAGATGCTACGACTGATAATTATGTAGATGGTGTGTATTTACATATTGGTCCGTTATCAGAGGATGATGTAATTGCATACACGTTAAGACAAAATAGAGTCGATACCGAAGCTTTTTATATATCGTTACCAGGTGGATTGAGAAGTAATTCTGAGTTATTAACTCAACTTAACTCATTTACTAATAATCAGATGAGTAAATCTAATTATATAGATATAAATATTAATAATATGGGCAATTTAGACGACACTGTAGTGACTGAGCTACAGCGGTATATTAGAGATAGTATTGAAGATATTATACCTGTTTCAACTAACATACAAACAATAAATGTTTTATAATGATAAGTTACTTTAAATATACTGATGGTAGTTCGTTTACTCTAAACGGCCTTGATTATAAGGGCATGTTTAATAATACAGGTGGTGAAGTTTTTACGGGTACCATGCGTAGTTCAAGTTCGAAAATACTATCCAGTAAGGGAGGATTTTTAAATCGGATTTATGATTATGAGGTAGACTTCGATTTTACTTTTGAGAATATAGTTAGTATGGATGTACCTCTTTTATTTCCTAGGTCAATCTTAACCATAGATAACTTAACAGATGTTTTGAACCGGTTAGATCAGAACAATATTACATTACTTTCAAAAATGGTAACGTATGATAGTAACTTATTAAATGTTTTCACTAAATCGTCGGATAACGTATCGACAGTATTTTGTTTAACGAGTATAGGTGATAGTTTATCAGGTAAAAAGTTACCACTTACTAGGATTTCTGTGGCATCAGGTTCTGACTATGCATTACTACGCAATGATATTCTTAAGTCTAATTTACGTTCAACTTTTTTTGTGACATCGCCAAATAATACCTTTAAGTATTATAGTAGTAATTACATGCTTAGTGGGTCACTTTCAAGTACAGATGTACAACCTATAACAGCATTAAGGGTTATAAATAATTTATCTGCTGCTTATGTTGACTATAATAGGTATCAAAATATAGCTTATAGTACTGTATTAGGTTCTAATGTATACGACCTATACTACCTTGATACTAGCACATCATGTAATACTTCTGTATTTTTTGATGCGGTTGATGTTTCTGCTTTTAATACAAGTAGTACAACACCTGGTTTATTTTCATACGGTAAGAATTACAGAACAGCATTAACATTTGATCAGGGCACTCAAGTTGTAGAAATATCTAAAGTTAATACAGCTGATCAACTCATACTTCTTACACCGTCGGATGTTAATATGGATAGTATACTTTCAGTATGTCAACGATTTGAGGATGATATACTTGCGGTTTACGGATTGTTACAAGGTATACCTACTCTTAATATTTTTGATATTGAATCATTACTTGGAGGATCCTTTTCTACTAAATATAGTAATGATGTATATGATATTAGTTCAAGCGAACGACTTCATTTTGCTCCTTTTGATTCTAACATATTAATTTTTACAAGACACGATCAAGACAACACTATTAGTAATATTGAGTTTAGATCTATTTCAAATCCCACTTACCCTCTTGTACGTATTAGTGGGTTTGATAATTTAGGATTTTTACAACCAAACATTGAAACTATTGATCAAGTTGATATAAATGTAGAAACTTTGCGTATAAGTTTAGGAGTTGACGATTCGTCTCAGCACAGAATTTACGATATTCAGTTTGATGTTACTGATAAACTTAATATAATAGTATTTTACGAGAGTAGTTATGAAATATACAGTACTGCTGCAATATTTAAATCTTTGATACCTTTTGATACTACAGCATACTTTACACCTACTTATGTATTAGGTAATGGCAGCGTTGGTATTATATTTAATGATATTATCAAAAGTATACTCAAGGATACACTTACTTTATGTAATATAGCAAAGGTACGCTTTAGTACAAATAATTATAATATTATTAATGATATTAGTTCTACCTCTTTGAGTACACTTCTTGGAGATGAAATAATAAAATTAAATAGACTATCTGATATTAATTTACGTATAAATGAGAATGAAAGCTTCAATGTAGGAGTGTTGAATCGTATTATAGCTGGAATAAGTACGATACAAACTAATATAGCTAGTTCTTTTAACTCTGTAACATAAATATATTCATATGCCCGCTGACTTAACAGGTAATTATCTTTCCTCTATATATCAAACCCTACTACACACAACGACACTAGTTTCACCTGTTAGTACGTATGTGTATGATGGCTTAGGTAATAAAACAGCATTAGCAGTATCTATCTCTGCAGTAAGTATCGATAGGCTGATTGTTAATAATATACCTTTTAACTTTGCTACAGTCTCACCCTTCTCATCTAATGTTTTAACATACGATCCTGTAACTCTAGGCGTTGAAATGCGATCTTTTAATGATCTGCTGAGTACTGCTAATAGTGCTTACGCTTTGTCTGATGGTATATATACTACACCTTCTGTTACAGTATCAGGAGGTGTAATTGTATCTTTATCGGCCAATCCTATACAAAAGTTTGGCTTTCCTGCGTTGACTCAGTATGTTTTATCAGGTGATACTGTTGACGGTGGAACAGCCAATAGTAAGTTTACTACATTAATTGGCGGGTCACCATTGTTAGCAGATTTAGCTTTTCAACCTATACTCGGTGATTCAATCATATATACTTTAAAGTTTGCAACATCTGGTGCCTGGTTACCTGCTAATATTTTTAGAGGCATTCTTCCCCAGATCGGAAGAGC